GACAGGCAAGGATAACACACGCAATGAGCTTGACTTGAATATGCGCAATGTAAGCGAGCTGAAGAGAAGCTTTGAAGTTGACCCAAATGAACTGATATGGACACCAATATGAGAAGGAAGGAAAGAATGAGTGGAGGGATGCAAGAGAGGTATCGATTAAGGTTGACGAATAAGGTATATGGAAATGCAAGCTAAAAATGCCTCTAAAATGGCTTGCCAAGAGGCTTGAAGTGTGTTGAGAGGGACATTGCAGGAATGTCCCTCTCATTAAATTATTCTCTCCCTTCTATCTCTCTGATGCTCTTGATCATTTGGAATGCTAGAATAGTGCCTTCCATTGCTTCTGCTGCTGTCATATCGTCTGTCCAATGTTTCTTCTTGGTAAAGAGCAGTGGGTATCTCTAGCCACTCTTCAAAAGTAACCCCACCTGTCCTTCTGTAGACGATAACCTCCCACTCCTGATGGCATCGCTCGCAAAGGGTTATCAAGTTCTCAAGTGTATCTATCTGTTCCCCGTCTGCTACTGGAATAATATGGTGCAGACAGAGCTTTTCGTTCTTGCTGCATTTCCGGCAAATGTGATTATCCCTCTCTAAGACCTGCTTGCGCAATTTGGGATTAATCGACTTTCTTTCTGTTTCTGCCATTATACTTACCTTTCTGCTATAGCTTGATATAATCCGTAGCATTGTCGTCTAAGTTGATTTTGCGCTTCTGATAGCGCTCTGTTGTCCTTGGGTCAGAGTGACCTGCTGCATATTGGGCTTGCAGCAGAGTAGCGCCTCCCTCAATTGCTAGTGTGATGAAAGAGGCGCGCAAACCGTGGGGAGTCAGGTCAGCACTTATTTTCTCCCCATAGCCTTTTACAATCCGCTCTATCTGCTTATCACTAATGCCCTTGCTTGTAGACTGTCCCCATCGGTTGACACCCGTGAAAACTGACTCGGAGGCATTGCTTATATCTCTACCAGCAGATGCTAGATAGTCCTCTATCGAACGGTAGACATCTACAGGCACTTTGACTATCCGTCTCTTATCGCCTTTTCCGTGCTTGACCGTCGCTATCCTATGCCCTTGCTCCATTTCCAAATCAGCAAGGAGCAATTCAGCACACTCTATTCGTCTGAGACCAGTTCTCAGTAGCAGTGAGATAAGAGCGTAGTCCCTCATCCCTAAGAGCGTGTCTCTATCGATGCTTGCTAGCAACTGCTGAGCTTGTTGCTTTGTGAGAGCGGTATGAGGCGTTTCACTGCCTAGGGTAAAACCTTTGATACCTTGGGCGGGATTAACTGATAGATTTCCACTCTGTACCTGTTCATGAAGAATGCGACGGGCTACTGATAGCATTCTAGAAGCAGTAGCAGGTTCATAGGTATCTGCCAAGTGCTGACGATAGGCAATCATATCAGAGCGTGTAAGATTGCTTACAGTCTTTTCATGCTCTATAATCCATTCAGCAAAGTATTTTGCATCATGTCCATAGATCCGTCTAGACCTTGGCGATAGTTGTCCTAATGCATCCTGTACAGAAGATGCTAGAGATGCATGCTCAGATGGGACTAAATCCATGGTGAAAACCTCCTTATCAGTGTCGTTAAATAGGAATTTACAGACATTCATAAACCCTATTTTACACCCGTGGAAGTAAATTTGCAAGCCCCAATTTACTCTCATTGACGCAAATCTTGACATCATGCTATGATTGCTAGAGAGTTACTATCAGAGTGTGAAGTATGACAAAGAAACTAAACCGCCTAGAAGATTGGTTAAGCGCTAGCGATGCGGCTAGTCTCCTGAGTGACAAAATGGGCTTTCCTATCGATCCCAAATATATAGCTAGACTAGCTAGAAGTAAAAAACAGCCTGTCAAAACACGTCCGGTGAGTGGACATCTGCTATACTTAAAAGCGGATATAGAGAGATGCAAGGTGAGAAAGAAGGCAGGAGATGCATAGGGGTGAGAGTGATGTATGCTGGCCTGCTATTTTGAGATAAGGCAGAAAGGAAGGAGGAATAGCTGATGTGGCCTTATTGGGCTCTCTGTTTATTCACTTACATGAGAGTCATCATTCATTTGGAGGATCGAAAGCATTGACGCACATGCTACGATAATCTCAACGGGTAGTGAGCTGAAAAGCGAAGCGATAGAGGTGGAACGCTGGCAAGACCAACCAGACGGGTGAAAGCCCCGACTACCCGACCAAGGGCCTCTCTTTGGGAAACTGAAGAGAGCTTTTTTATGTGCCTTTCATGTAGAACAAATATCCCTCTTTAGTGCATGTTGCACTAAACATCTTGACTTCACTTGTGCACATGTTACAATGTGGATGAGTAGCAATGGCTGCTCACATCGGTCAACCCCATTTCAACTTTTTGTTTGTTTCAGAGTCATAGCTGGCCCATCGTACATGGTCTTTCAGGATAGGCATGAGTAGGTGACACTTTCATGTCTATCCACCCACAACATGAAATAAGAGCGTATGAATGAATGAACTGATATTCTGTCTCGTAGGTGTAGTTGCTGGCATAGCAATCGGCTATGGGATGGCACTGTATGCTGAGTCGAGAAATATGCCAAGGTGAGTGATGGATGAGCGTAAATCTTGGGAGCAGATGGTTGACAAGCAAGAGCCTGACTTGTGGTATGGTCGGTTCCGGGCTTATTTGCTCATGGGATTTAAGCGTTCTGTTCAAGCCGTCTTTCAGCTCGAAGCAGAGGAAAACAGAGGGAATCAGAGGGTAGAAGCTCATGGATATTGGTATGAGTATGCTAAAAAGTATCGTTGGGAAGAACGAGCATTAGCATATGACACGCATTGGATAGAGGAACAAGATAAGCTCATTGCACAAGAGCGTGAAATAGTTTTACGTACTGGATTTGCAGTACAGCACAGGCGCATTCAATCCCTGGACAGAGTTTTAAATCAACTTATTGAGATGACAGAGGATGAGGACAAGGTGTGGCTCCCAGATGTGAAGGCGATAGGCAACGGGCCAAATGCTGAGCGGGTTGATCTAGTCAATTTCAATGCTTCGCTCTTTACTCTTATCGACAAATACAAGGCAAGCATAGCGGCTGAGATGGGTGAGCGTGTGAAGAAGAAGGATATCACAATAACCGAACTGCCACCTAATGTCTATCTGGACTTTGACCCCGATTCTGATGGTACAGTAACCAAGGAAGGTGATGATGGTAGCGAGCAAGCCCTACCTGACAACGAACTATAATAAGCTAACAGTCTCGAAAGATAATCGCCCCTATCGAGCTATAGGCGGCGCACTCGAAGCGTGGCAATCAGCAGACGAAGAGTGCTTACTCGCGGGTCCGGCTGGTACAGGCAAATCACGCGCTATTCTTCAGAAACTTCACTTCTGTGCTCAAAAATACCCCGGGATGCGTGGTCTCATCACACGCAAAACACGGCACTCTATTTCCCAGACTGCAATGGTTACCTACGAAAAGAAAGTGTTGCCTGAAGGGTGGATCGATAAATACGTCCATTTCAACACAACTGAGCAGCAATATGAGTATGTGAATGGCTCAATTATAGGCGTGGGTGGCATGGATAAGCCCTCTAAGATCATGTCGAGCGAATGGGACATGATCTATCCACAAGAGGCTACAGAGCTACTAAGTGAGGATTGGGAGGCTCTTACAACACGACTGCGCAACAACGTCATGCCCTACCAGCAGCTCATAGCCGACTGCAATCCCTCCTATCCTGGTCACTGGCTCAAAGTCCGCTGTGACCGCAAGCTCACACGAATGATCCTCTCCAAACACACGGATAACCCCTCAGTCACAAATGCCTACCTGCGCAGGCTCCAAAATCTCCATGGTGTGATGAAAGACCGCCTGTACCATGGGAAGTGGGTAGCTGCAGAGGGCCTCGTTTATGACGAGTTCAATCCTGCTATCCACATCGTTACGAAAAAGCAACTCACTGACTGGGAAGTCTTCTGGCCGGATGGCACATTCAATCGTTCCAAGATGAGGCGTTTTGTAGCTGGTGTGGACTGGGGATACACAAACCCCGGTGTGATCAACATCTTTGGAGTGGATAACGACGGGCGTGTGTACCTCCTACGAGAGGTGTACCGCACGAAGAAAAGGATTGAGTGGTGGACAGAGCAAGCTGTAGCCTTGAATGCTGAGTTTGGAGGTATCGAAGAATGGATATGCGATCCGTCTGAACCTGCCTACATCTCTGATTTCTGTGAGGCTGGTCTCAGTGCCGTAGGAGCTGATAACGATATCATCCCAGGCATTGACGCGATGAAAGAATATCTCGACGTGGCTGGTGATGGGCTCGCACGGTTCTATGTCTACGAATTCTCGCTGCAAGAGCGGGATGAGTTGCTCGACAACGATCACAAGCCCGTTTGTTTCGAGAATGAGATCAATACGTATGTCTGGCCTAAGCTGAAGGATGGCCAGCCTGTAAAGGAGGTCCCTGTGAAGATTGGCGATCACTCTATGGATAATACTAGGTATACGCTCAAAAGGCTCAAAGACCTAGGTACAGGCACGATGAATAATGATGTAGCTTACGCTATGATAAGGTATGCAGGATAGATTATGAACTTTTGGAACAACTTCATGCAGGCAAATACAGCCGCATTTCAAGCGTGGAAACGTGTCTTTCAAGATCCATCTAGCATCTACGCGCCTAGTACCTTTCGCGACTATGCCAACTCCTATGAGTTGCTGTGGTGGTACTACGATAATCAGATGTTCGATAGGTATAACCTGCTATCTCAGAAGTACAGGGAAAGATACGGTCTCTATCGCAATATCCGCATGATCGAAAACCCTGTACGTCGGCTGGTTGACTTCTATGCTGGTCAGCTATACCCAGGGGTCCTCACTGAAGACGGCAAGAAGCTACCAGAAGGTGTACAGAGTGCTATCCCGTTCTCTGAAGACACTCCTGATGCTCTCAAGAATGCGATAGCTCAGATTTGGACATGGAGCAATTGGCAGGCCAAGAAGAGTGTGGAAGTTCGCTATGGGGCTGCTCTAGGTGATGTATTTGTGGAAGTGGTGGATGATGTAGAAGGTGGTAAAGTCTATCTAGACGTGTTATGGCCTGGGTTTATCTGTGATTTGGAGCTAGACAAAGCTGGCAATGTAAAAGCATATATGATGGAATATCGGGTGGAAGAGAGAGAAATCAATGAAATGGGGCTGTATAGCGTTATTGATACCTATGTGTACCGTAAAATGGTAGATCAAGACAATATTCTTATCTACCATAATAATCAGCTTATAAGTGCAACGCCTAATCCGTACGGTTTTGCTCCTGCTGTATGGATCAAGTTTAGCGATTGTGGTACAGACCATGGCGCGTGTGCGTTTGCTGGCAGTATGGAGAAGATAGACGAGCTGAATAATCTTGTGTCGCAGGTGAGCGATCAAGTCAAGAAAGCCGTGCAAAACCCGCGATTGCTCTCTACAGGTAGCCCTAGCATCATCAAGCAGTATTTTGACAATGACAAGCGAGCCGCCAATACTGAGATACCACGCTCGAATGCTGATCAAGAAGAAGTGCTCATCATGACTGCTGCAGCAGACACGAAAGTGCAATCCTTGCTTGGAGATCTCAATATAGCGGACGCAGGGGCTCACATCGATAGGATTGAAGCTGAGATCAAAGAGTCGCATCCTGAGCTTGGCTTCTACCAAATGTTGAGAGAGATGACACAACTCACCGGGCCTGCAGCAGACCGCATAGTGGGCGACGTGAAAGCTCGAGTCTACGAGGCCATGGCAAACTTCGATAGGGCCAACATCGCACTCTTCCAGATGTCAGTAGCCATAGCTGGCATGAGACTAGCTGAGGGA